CTGCCCATCACGTCTAGGTAGAAATTGCTTATCTGGAGTCGCAGTCTCAAGGAGAGAAATCCATCCCCAAGACTGCGTATTACGATTCCAGCGAGCATACTTTGACGCCATAAAACGATCGAGCGAGACCCAAAAGGCCCCGTCAATCGTAGTTCCAGACCAGCTCGTCGATTCCTCGACGAGGTGGCTCCCTTCGTTAGAAGAGAGGGCGGGATCATACGGACAGACCAACTGAGCATGGACCGGAAGCATCTCAAAGAGATACTCCCGGATTTCATGAAAGTAGTGCTGTACATACGATTCCCTCCTAAGGGACTGATTATGGAATCCATAGATCTGAGTTAAAGAAGTCAACTCATGATCCAGGTAGATCGGACGAACGTTAACACCTCCATGCCAATCCGCACCACACGATTCCCGGAAGACACCTTTTGTAAAGGTTTTCCTCCGGTTCGGGATAAAACCGCAATGGCCCAAAAGTTCAAGGACCAAAGCAGCTACATCCTTCCGCACAATGATGTCGTCACCATAAACCCGGAAGTCTGGGTTGAGGTTCATAGACACATATGCGGCGTGGCAAAGAGACGCAAAAATCAGCGTCTCTAGTGGAAAGCAAAAACCGTTGCCCGTACTAGTGAATTTGTGGTATTCCTTTTGGGAACCATCAGTCCACTTATACGAACGACTGCGCAAACTATTGAGAGTTTCTGCCCATTCAACAGGCAGTAGTTCCCAAACGACCTCTTTAGCCATAGTATCACTGGCCGAAGATAAATCGATTGTGCAGTATCCGTTGTCCTCATCGAAGCTTCCTTGGCGGGCCAGTTCCTGATTACGGGACTGATCCGTTAGGTCGAGACCTACGCGCTTAAGTAACATGCGCATAGATTGATCGACGCCTCGCTGAAGATAGGAGTTTATAAACGGTTCGACAGCTATAGACCTATCGGTCTTCGCTGTCTTGGGCACGAAAGAAATCTTATTATGGTGCACCATTTGAAGCCTTTTAAGGAGATGCCTAGCAAATAAATTCTTGTCTAGACATACGGGAGTACTTGGCGATGCTTTCGCATCGCGCAAGACCAGCTCACGAATCTGGGCGTTAGCCCAAAGAGCTCCAGCAGCAAAAGGTAAGGCGCTAGGTGTCATGGTCCAACTTTCGCTCGATAGTTTCCGAGCTAGGTTGGTTGCATTACCATGAGTACCAATACACGCGCCAGGAGTAATATCGCAGCCCTCATAGATCATATTGAGATTAGGCTTGTCCCGTAGGACGTACATAATCCAATTCCTTGCATGCGTCTTTTCAGACGCATAAGGATCGCGACCCGTACTACGAATAGCACGAAATCGTTGATTAACCCGCTTGCAGCGATGTTCAGCTGCGAGAAAGGCATCTTGCGCGTTTCCTCGCGGAGTTTTATCTCCACGAAGAGCGTTTGGGATGCTTGGGTATTTTCGAATGAGGGCAGCAAACTGATGCATCCTGTAGTGCAACATAGGCGTCTCATACACCTGTTGAGACATAGCATCAGCCCATTCCAGAAGTTCCGCATACATCTCGTACTTCAAGTACATAAAGAGACGTATTTGGAAATCGACTGGATAGGAATTACTCGTTGCTGCCAAGACCAATAGCTTTTCCCAAAGAATCGAGGAAGCTACTGGTGGTTTTGTCGCCCGCAGGGCGCGATTCAACCGCTTTAGGTAGGACATATCGTTCTCCTAGTGTTAACTGATACTGGTTAGAACCAATATCAGGCCTGATAATCAGCAATAGCACAAATAGTGCCATTGCTGTAATCGCAATAACTCGCATAGGTAGCCGTCCAGAATTAGACGGTGATTACCTGTTTGTTTGCGAGATTCTGCGCCCAGGTCTGGCCGAGGCCAGCACTGATATCAGATAACATGCTGTTGACATCGGCGCTTGCTGCTCCAACCGGCACGTTAATTGCACAATCAATGGTCGCGAGACCAGTGGTTGTCAGTGCGCCGGTAAGGGTCAAGGTGCGCGTCAGTTTCACCCGTGCGCGAGCCACTCCGGAAAACAGCTTCGTTGCCTTAGCAGGAGTACGATACAGATCAAATCGATCTGCAACCGTAATCGTGTTGGCAACACCCAAATAAGGGATGCTGTTTGAAGAAGAGGCCGCGTCAGCGGTGTAAACCTTAGTGTTTACGGTGATAGTCATGAGGGAAATCCCTTTAAAAATTGGTGGATTTTCGGAACTAAACGTATGTTACTAAAAGAAAAATTCCTCTTTTAGCGACACGCGCGATCCCTGAATCCGTTGATGAGTGAGGCCTATAAGATCAAGAACCTTATATGGATCCGAGAACGTATCAGCCCATTTGGACTTGATATGCACCTCGGGGACCCCGATTGATGGCGTACGATGTTTAACGACTCGTATCCAAGAGTCGGTACCAGAACCGTCCGACGAAGTTGACCAGCCAGCCGTATTGAACTTCCAATTATAGGGAGTCGAGGAAAGTAATTCCTCTGTACGGATGACAGTCCACTCTGCAAGACGGCTCTGCCCAGACACTGGAGTAATAGCGCCGATAAAATCACCGACGTTCGTAAACCAGTCCGCTACGAAAGATAAGGGGACCAATTCCCATATTGCTGAGGGAATTTGATCAATACCCATGCCCCACTTGCTGTTGAAATCCAATCTATCGAAAATTTCATAGAGAAGACCACAACGAACAAGGGCGCGACGGGTATACCTTACCCTTCGGTCGTAAGATATCGACGGTGAACCAGCTAAGGACACATTTGTATCTGTCCATTCGTCGGTCCACAGATTCTCCGAGCTAGCTCGGTAAGTCACCCTTTCGGGCGTCGGAATCTCAGATCTGAGAGCTTCAAGGAAATTCGTGATGTCAGATATCAGCGGACGCACGCCGTAACGGAACTCGAGATAAAGACTTTCGAGTTCTCGCACAGCGGCGGAATTCTGCTGCGACCTGATTTGTTTCACGATGTCGGGATTTTTCGTACGAATCATCCCAACACGCTTTTCAAGCTTATCTGCCAATCTAAACCCCTGTTTAAAGGGATTCTTCAAGTAGCGCATGGTCTGTCGGAATTCACCGATAGCCACAAGCCCTTGATAAGATGGCGGCTTCACATTGGAAAGCGCTCGCGTTTGAACTTCGGAGATAAAATCATTAAGTGACGGCGCAGGATGCCCAGACGTAAACCCCAAATCATCAGGAGTTTGTGCCCAGGGTCCCCCAAGGAGTTCTCCCCAATAAGTCTTACCACCAGAAATCGACTTAAAAGTCGGTCCTGTAGATAAGAACTTCTTGGTTTCGGCAATCGAATACATCGGATTGACGAAAAGTTCTCCATGGTCCCGCCTTCTCTCGAAGCCTGGAACGACAACGTCCCACATTTTCTTAGTATCGCCCAAGCAGTTCGGGCGATCTGAATATGTGGGGGTTGGTTTTGGAGATTGGCCCGTATTCCACCAGTACGAAGATAACTTCGACGGCAGAAACGAGCCTTGTTCTCTATATCGTTCCATACGCGTTTCCTTTAAAGCATAAATTGAGGGTGTAAAACCCCTCCTAACCAACGGCGGGATACCGCTCTAAACAGACCTTGTGTAAAGGTACTGCTTAAACGCAAGTGCACGGTCCTCGGCGACTTTCTCGCCGAGCCGGGTGAGTTCTCTTTCGAAATGCTCACCTAAACTCTTAAAATCATACTGCACGAGGTCCCATTTCTGGGCATCGGGCAATGTTGATTCTAAGATCATGCGCTGTTGTGCGACATCTTCTGGTGTTGCAGTAACAACCAGATCCACCTCTTCGAGAAGCAATGTCAGGTACCGTTGTGAACTACGAACGGTACTCAACTTCACCTCTCCATTCTTATATCCAGCATATAGATCAGCCAAATTCGTTAAGAACTTGACGACTGTATAATGGACTTGCAAATCGTCACCAGGCTGATTACTTGGATCTTGACCATGCTCTTCCGAGATGGCAAGATCTTCAGCAACAGCCCGCTGGCATTCTGCAATTTTCAAAGTTTGCGATATTGTAAAGTTGATAGACATTTTAAAGCTCCTCGGATCAAGGTTTGGATACAACCGACGCAAAATGCATCAAAGACAAGATTTTATTGTCCTCGATAGGCCACTCAAAGAGTG